AAATAGGAAAATCTCATGATGATGTAACATTATTACAAAATCGTAGAGATTTGGCTTATGCTTGCCAAACACAAACTCAAGAACAAGTTTTAAAATTAATTCGTAAAGCAGTGTCCATGAGCAACAATAAGAGAGTGGTGTTGTCAGGAGGATATGGATTAAATTGTGTGGCCAACTATTATTATTTAGAACATTTGAAAGAAGAAGGAATTGAACTGTATGTGGAACCAACTTCCAACGATGCTGGCACAGCAATGGGTGCAGCATTGATGTTCTATCATCAGATATTTGCTGACAAAACTCCAAAAGTGCATAACACATTATACTTGGGTCCTATAAGAGAATACACATTGGCAGACATTGAAAAAAGAGCCAGTATCAGTGAAAATAAAAATGTTAAAATAACAGATGCCACACACAAAGATGTGGTAAAACTTTTAAAATCAAAAAATATAGTGTCCATGTTCCAAGGTAGATCAGAAAACGGTCCTAGAGCATTGGGCAATAGATCCATATTGTTTGACCCAACATTCAAAGATGGCAAAGATTTTGTAAATCTAGTCAAAAAGAGAGAATACTTCCGTCCATTTGCTGGAACTATATTGCAAGATGATGTGCATGAATGGTTTGATTTGCGTGGCATGAAAGATTCTCCGTTTATGATGTATGCTGTGAATTGTCAACCAGGTGTTGAAGAAAAAATTCCTGCAATTATTCATGTGGATGGCACTTGTAGAATACAAACAGTTACTGAAGAACAAAATAAACATTATTATGATTTAATTAAAACATTCAAAGATGAAACAGGTATACCTATATTATTCAATACTTCATTTAATTTGGGTGGTGAACCTTTGGTTGAAACTTTGGATGATGCATTTAGAACTCTAGAAAATTCCAAAATTGAATATCTATACTTGCCCGAGCATAAAAAATTAATACACATGCCGAATTAATATGAACAAAGCATTTTTTATTAACGGAGGAGCAGGTAGAACATTGTGTTCAGTGCCAGCACTAGAAAATTATGCCAACGATAATCCCAATGATGATTTTATTATTGTGTGTGAAGGTGGCACTGATTTCTACAAAGGACATCCTAAATTACATTTTAGAGCGTATGATGTTTGGCACAAGAATCTATTCAATGAATACTTAAAAGATAGACAACTGATAACTCCTGAACCATACAGGGTTTGGGAATACTACAATCAAAAATGTAATATTGCACAAGCATATGACATAGAGATTAATGGCAAAGGACTACGCACATTAGAAAAACCCAAAATTTATCTTTCCAAAGAAGAACTGATCATGGCAAGACAGATGATCAAAGAAATAAAAGAAACCACTAAAAAAGAAAAAATAGTAGTGTTTCAACCTTTTGGTAGAGTATCTAAAAAAGACAACGATAGTTTTATAGATGTGAGTGGTAGAAGTTTTGAATTGGAAAACATTATCAATCTAATTAGACAGTTGGGCAAACAATATGCTGTGATGGTGATGTCAGAATTTCCCATAGATTTTAGTAAACATCAGATAAATTTTCCAGTGGCTGTGCCTCAGAATATACATATAAGAATTTGGAGTGCTGTGATAAAAATGTGTGATCATTTCTTAGGCTGTGACAGTTTGGGCCAACATCTTGCACATGCTTTTGACAAAACAGCCACAGTGGTATTTGGTTCAACATTTCCCAATAATGTTTCTTATCCAGACAATAATAAATTTGATATCATTGACATGAACAAAGACAGTAGAATTTACAGTCCTATACGCATAACCATGGATGAATATGCTGACAGAGCCAATGAAGATGCTATGAAAATGGACAAAGAAGTGGAAAATAGAATTATGCAATCTGTCAACAGCATGATCAAACACGGCTACAAAAAGAATAAAAAATAAAATTATTTTAAGGTAAATACACACATGTTCAATGTAAACAACTTGTTTGGCAAGGGTGTAAAGAATACTCTACTGTTAAAAAATGGTTTAAATTTTTCAGTGGGAGGTCCTTTTACCAGTGTGCAAACAGACACATTAATAGATAGATGGCAATTCACATCTGTATCAGCTGCTGAGTACACCATGATGGTGGACTATGATACCAACAACAAAGAAATTATAAGATGTTTGCTGGTGGGTGGACCAAACGCTGCCACAGTGACCATATATGGTCGTGGAAATCTTGGCAATGAATTAATCACCCTTACTGCCACTGTAAACGATTCATATGTGGAGTTACGAGCCACTGCTGCACAAGGTGCTGACAGCACCATATACTATGGTTCTAAATGCATCTTCCAAGCCACCTATTTCGAAACTCTTAATCCTATCACACGTTAAAATAGCAGCTGGTTTTAGATAAATACACTAAAAACTAGACATTTATGCCAGTAGTTAATAATCCATTAAAATCGTTGTATGGCTTTCAAAGTCCATCATTCAGCGTGAATGCTGCAGGCAATCTTGTGGCCAACAACATTACCACCAACAATATCACAGCCAACAGTATATCAGTGATTGATATTGACTCCACAGGCACCAGCACTCTTACAGATTTATTGGTCACAGGTTCTACAGAATTGCAAAACACTTTGGCAGTGGATGGTGATTCCATTTTTAATTCCACAGTATCCATCACAGATTCAACTGCTGCCACTTCACTGGTAGCGGCTGCTTTGATTGTGACCGGAGGAGTGGCCATACAAAGCAATTTGAGAGTCAACAGCGATATCAACATAGGTCAAAATTTATTAGCACAGAACAATGTGCAAGCCAACAATTCTTTGGTGTCCAACAGTATCACCACTGTGGATGATGGCAGCACTTTGAGCGATCTCACCATTGAACCTTTGGGTGATGTGATTTTTAGAACTGCCAGTCAAAGTGTGGAAGTGGGCAGAATAGATGCCACAGGATCCAACTTGCCTGTGCAAAACACCACCATCAACAATACCACCATAGGATTAACTGTGGCCAGCACTGCTGCTTTTGTCAGCGGCACTGTGGTGAATACTCCCACCAATGCAGCCAATATCACCAGAAAAGACTACGTGGATCGTACTGCTGTGGCTTTTGCTGTGGCTTTGGGAGCATAGGTAAATACAATGTCTAAACACAACTCTGTAAAAAATGGCTAAAAAACAGTTAAAAAATTTTATATTTGAACCAGGTATTGGCAAGGACGATGGTCTATATCCCAATGCTGCCACACTGGTACTGGCCAACAAAGCATTTTTACAACAACAGGTTGTGGCATACATCAACTACAACATCGCCAACGGTATTGCACCTTATGTGGGATATACCTACGCTTCACAAAAATGTATCAGAGACGTGGGGTATTTCATAGACGCAGTCACACACGATTTAAGATATGGTGGCAATGTTAAATGTCGTCAGGTGGCAGATTATTTTTGGATAGACGGAGAACCTCAGATCCGAGGTGATGTCACACCAGAGACCACTGGACAGGCCTATCTGCGTGATATTATCAATCAATTCATACTGACCAAAACACCAGTCACTCCCACCTACGGCAATACCACACCTCAGGTATTCACTGCAGGCATCAGCACAGAGAGTGATGCTGCCACTGCCAACATAGTGTTGTGGAATATTTTCAGCACAGTGATCACCAACGGTCCCAGTGCAATGCCAGCCAAGGTACCAGGTGTGTCTTCCATCAGAGTGATTGGACAGATTGATCCCGCCAGCATATTATTGATTACTGATGTGGATTCAGGAAATATCTTATACAGTTTTGCTGATCCTGCCAATAGTATTTCTGTGACCTATAAACAAGGACGCAGCAGCGGCGACGGCAATTTATTAAGTGATTTGGATTGGCCCACTTGGTGGCAGACCAGTGATTCAATCACCACCATAGACTTGAGTGCTGACACCAGCACACTCACTGTGGATTCCAATATACAATTTTTTGTGGAAGAAGCTGCACAAACAATCAGACCTTGGGAATTCGGCACAGATGCCATTGAACGTATGCGTGTGGCAGCGCCTCAGGCCATGTTGGATGCTGACTTTGAATATGGATTACAACCAACCAAATGGCAGGCTTTGGGCACTTTGAGAATGTATCCTTCCACATATGAAGTACCTGGCAGCGATCTAACTGTGTTGAGTTGTGTTACTGATGCATCAGTGAACACTGGATTTTTTGGTAGTTCATTGATCACTGTGACCACTTCAGGAGTGCATGGATTCACAGTGGGTCAACCCATTTCTGTGAAAGGATTAAACAGCACTGTGTCAGGATTTGCCAGAGCAGAAGGATCTTTTTTAGTGTACAGTGTGCCTAGTTCTGTGAGTTTCACTTACTATGCCAGTGCCAGAGTAGGCACCAGCAACGAACAAAGTTTGTTGACTTCATTCATACAGATACGTCAAGCACAATTTTTCACAGGTGCTTCCATAGGTCAGCCCAGTTTTTCAGTGTTCACCAATGGTACCACACTCAGTGTGGTCACTGCATTATTGGCCACCACAGGAGCCACGTCATTTGTTTACATCGGATCAGCACCCACTGTGGGTTCACCCATAACAGGTCCTGCAGAAATTCCAGTGGGCACCAGTGTGTCAGGCACAGTGGGCGCTGCTTCTGTGACCACCAATGTGTTATTGAACACTCTGGTCACTGACACTCAAATCAGTTTGACCAATCTCACTGGCATACAAACCAGCATGGCTTTGGACGTGGGCGGCACAGCATCCACCATCAACACCATAGTGGGCAGTGCATTATCATTGAGCAATCAATTGGGCGTGGCATACAAAGGTAGAGATGGTGTCAACAATGCTGTGACTGGCACTCTCACTGCTCCAGTAGGAGTAGGTGCACAATTCAATGTGACTCGCAGTGCTGGAGTATACACTTTGGTTCAAACTCCAGGAGCATCACCCACACCATTCAACTATCAAAAAGGTGACAGATTAAAAATATTAGGCACCAGTTTGGGTGGCGCTACACCAGCCAATGACGTTAATATTTTAATCACTGCCGCAGGCACTGGTGGTGACATAGACTCATTCACATTCACAGGCACTTCCATCTTGGGCGGTGCCACTTACCTCAACATAGGACACACCAGTTACACCGGCAGCACAGGCAGTGGATTTCAAATCAATGTCACCAGAACAGGTGGCACAGGCACATATTCTATCAGCTCAGTAGCAGCAGGCACTGGTTATGTTGTGACTGAACAGGTCACATTTGCAGGCACTCTTTTTGGTGGCACATCACCAACCAATGACATTGTGTTGGAAATAGCTTCTGTGACTGGCACAGGCGATGTATTAACTTTCACACCAGTGGGCTCACCAGTGGGGTCATCAGGAGATGTCACTTATTCAGGCACAGCAGCTCCCAACGTGTCACACTTGGGCAATGGAGCAGAATTCAATATAACCAGAAGCAATGGAGCATATTCAGTCACACTGAACAATGCAGGCACATTGTATGAAGAAGGCAACACAGTTGCAGTATCGGGTACCACACTGAATGGTGCTACTCCAACCAACGATGCCACCATTGAAATCACAGGAGTCACAGGAGGAGTCATAGACACAATCACCATCAGTGGAGTGGGTTATGCAGGTGATTCCATCACAGTGTATCCTACAGTGAGCATCAGTGAACCCATCACTGGCAACATCGCTGCTGGCACAGCTCTAAACGTGGGAGCCATTGCCACTGTACAAGTGGATTTTCAAGCTCCACACGGATTGGTTCCAGGCACCACCATATTGAGTCAGGTCACTTCGCAACCTGCACCAGAATTAGCATCCACAGCTAGAACCATCACAGGCAGCGGCACATGGTCTGTGGCTGCTCTGGGTGGAACTTTTGTGGCAGTGAGATCCGGTGCCACAGCCACACAGAGATCCACCAACGGACAAACTTGGGCAGCAGGCGGAGCATTGGATTCAACAGCTTCATGGATTTCCGTGGCAGCTGGCAGAGTGAGTGGCGTTGATTATTTTGTGGTTATAGCTTCTGGCAGCACTTCTGCTGCTTGGTCTGTGAACAGTGGACAGAGCTGGACTGCTGCTGCTCTACCCAGCGGCGCCAACTGGAGCAAAGTGACCTATGGTGACGGTGTATTTGTGGCTGTGTCCACAGGTGGCACTGCTGCTGCCTACAGCACTGATGGTGGAGCCAATTGGTCAGCCAGCACACTGCCCAGCAGCGGCACATGGACCGGCGTAGCCTCAGGTTTGATAGGAACTTCCACATATTTTGTAGCAGTGGCTTCAGGCGGCACGGTGGCTGCATATTCACCAGACTATGGAGTCAACTGGATTGCCACAGGAGCACTGCCAGCCTCAGCCACATGGAGTGCTGTGAGTTACGGCAACAACAGGTTTGTAGCCATCAGCTCCGGCAGCACCAATGCAGCATTTTCCACCAACGGAACCACTTGGACACTGAGCACTCTGCCCAGCAGCAGCACATGGAATGAAATAATTTACGGCGATGACATATTTTTAATCACTGCCACAGGCACCACATCAGCTCTCACTTCATTCACTGGTGAAACAGGATCATTCACTGCAAGAACTTTGGCCGCTTCATCCACTTGGGATTCGTTGGCTTACACTTATTACACTGGTCAAGGATTTGGAAGATTTGTGCTCACTGATCAAGCAACCACTGCATTGGAAATCAATCTCACTTCAGCCAATCACCAGTTGGGCACAGGCCCACACGTGGTATCTTCAGTGCCCAGCCCAGCTACCATAAGATTTGTGGCCAGAACCACAGGCATCATCAATATCTCCGGCAGTTCTATCACAGGAGTGGTGTATGCCAGACCAGACAGTTTCTTTGTGCATAGACCATTTGATGGTGGAGTACAGTTGGGCACAGGTAACCCCAGCCATGGTGCACAGGCCATCAGACAGAGCAAGAAATATATCAGATATCAATCAGGCAAAGGCATCATGTACACCACTGGAGGATTATTTGCTCCCAGTTACAATTTGTCAGGAGCCACAGCATCTGGCACAGCAGTGAACAGTTTGATCACGTTCACAGCAGATGACACAGATCACGGAGTGCAGGCAGGCTGTGTGATAGAAACCATAGGATTTGTGAGTTTTGAATACAATGGAGAATTCACTGTGGAGAGTGTGATAGATGCACGCAGTTTCACTGCCAGATCAGCAGTGGTATTGAGCACCACCACAGCACTGTTGGGCACTGAATGCAAAATGCTTATCAAATATTGGCATGGTTCAACTGTGCGTATAGGTGCATTTGATGAACAGAACGGAATATTCTATCAGTATGATGGCGAAGAGATGGCAGTGGTGCGCAGAAGCAGCACCAATCAATTGACAGGTACCATTGCTGTGAACACAGACAGCAATCAAATCACTGGCACAGGCACAAGATTTCAAGATCAATTAAAAGTAGGAGATAAGATTGTAATCAGAGGCATGAGTCATTTGGTGACTCAATTGAATTCTCAAACAGCCATGACAGTGGCTCCAGACTGGCGAGGTGCCAACAATATCACAGGAGCCAGAGTGTGTATCACTGAAGAATTATATGTGCCACAGAGTCAATGGAATTTGGACAAATTGGATGGCACAGGACCCAGCGGATATAATCTACTACCATGGCGCATGCAGATGTTGGGCATGCAGTATTCATGGTATGCAGCAGGATTCATTGAATGGATGCTGCGAGGAGCTGACGGAAAATTTGTGTTCTTACACAAGATAAGAAATTCCAATACCAACACCGAAGCTTACATGCGTACTGCCAACTTGCCTGTGAGATATGAAGTGGAAAATCGTTCAGCATTGAGTAAATTATACTCTGCAGTGAATTCTTCTCAAACCACCATAGAATTAGTTGATGCTCGTAGATTTCCTGACAATGGTGTAATTTACGTAGGCAATGAATTGATATCATACAATGGAAAATCAGGCAGATCTTTGACTGGATGTACCCGATCAGCTTCATTTGGTTCATTCACTTCTGGAATCAACAGAGTATACACAGGTGGCACAGCATCATCATATTCCGTGGGCACTGGAGTCACATTGGTCAGTTGCACAGCCACTCCCACTATCAGTCACTGGGGGTCAGCGTTGCTCACTGATGGTTTATTTGATGAAGACCGAGGATACATTTTTAACTATGCTGCCACAGGATTGAGTGTGAGCACTGCCAAACAGACTGCCTTTATGATCAGATTGGCTCCATCTGTTTCCAATGCATTGGTGGGAGATTTGGGTGAAAGAGATTTATTAAACAGAGCACAATTGTTATTGAATGAAGTGGCAGTGACCACTGACACAGGCTCAGGCACTGTGGTTATAGAAGGAGTATTGAATCCAAGAAATTATCCTGCCAATCCATCCAACATCACTTGGACAGGTCTGGCCAGCTCTGCTGCAGGAGGTCAACCAAGTTTTGCGCAGATAGCACTGGGGGGTTCTATCAACTGGGGAGGTGTGCCACTGACCACCACCACTGCTACCATACAAGGAGCACTGACCACCACTGTGAATGCTAGAGGATTTACCACTGTCACACAGAACTTGACAGCCATTGCCAACTCAGGATTTAGAACTCGTTCGTTTCAAACCACCTCCAATGATTTTTATATCACCAACACAGCTTATGATGCACTGACCAGTACTCCTTTGAGAGTGGGTGACAGACTGTCAGAGGGTACTTTTGTCACTGCAGGACAGAGTATTTCCAACATCACTCGTGCATATTTGGGGGGTATATACACCAGAATTGAAATGAGTTCTGCTGCCAACGGCAACAGTACTATTGGTGTCAACGTGACCATCACTGTGCAGAACAGTATCACCACCAACTATGCCAGCGCCTATGTGAATGGCAGAACAGATTTTTTAATCACTAACGCAGAAGCAACATCTTCCAACATCACAGTGGGTGATGTATTGCTGGTCTCCACTTTTGTGATCAGCAGTCAGACAGTGGCCACCATCACCAGTTCATATGCCACGGTCAGCGGAGTAGCTTACACACGCATAGTGATGAGCAGTGCAGCCAATGCCACTCAGGCAGTGAACACCGCCACTGCTACCACAGTCACAGCTGCCGGCACAGGAGCAACTTACACAGGTAACTTCATATTCTTCACACAGGCCACTTGGAACAACTCGGGCGCTTCCAATGGTACCAGAGTGGCCACTTCATTCACTCAATTTCCAGCCAACACTTCTGTGAGTGCTGTGAGCAATAGAAGATTGGGCAGCACCACTGTGATCAGAGCCACGTTCACACAGACACTGGTCACTCCGGTATCAGCTGCAGGCACAGTGACCTTCCAGTTTGGCGATCCACAGTTTGCACTGCCAGGTGAACAGGTGTTTTCATTCTTGTTGCAACCAGGAGCATTGGCTGCTTTGAGTTTGAAAGAATTAAAAGAGTTAACCACCACTGCCATAGGTGGCAGAGGCACGTTCCCCAATGGTCCAGACGTGTTGGCCATCAATATCTACAAGATATCAGGCTCAGCAGTGAATGGATCTGTTATTTTGCGATGGGGTGAAGCTCAGGCGTAACAGTTTTTTGACTGTCACCAGGCACTATTCTATAATTGTCTTCCACGCTGTCTGCAGTGGAAACTTCTGTGATTGAACTGTTGTCCAATACAGCTTCCAATTGATGAGGTTGTAGAGGAGGATTGTGCCAAGTTTGACCTTCGCTTAATTCCTTCTGATATATTTTAGCATCCTTGGTGTCTATCCAACGCACTAAAAATTTTCCAGAATTCACAAACCAAGTTTCCTCTTTGTGTTTGTGAAAATGCAGTGAACACTTGTTGCCTGCTTTGGTAAACACTAAAATTTTTCCACAGTAATTGTCATTGGTGGCCCATATTAATTCATAACCCCAACCTTTGTCTATTTTGCCTTCTTGTCTATTTACGGTCATTGCGAATGTATTCTTCTATGGTTTTGTATTGGATGTTCACATGAGTATTTAAAAGAGTTGTGTCAGCACAGGTATAAGTTTGATACTGTGCTTTTAATTGTGTTGGCATGGGCACTAATTCTATACGAGCATTGTATTTTTTGGCAATTATTTCTGCTACTTCAGCAAAACTTGTGGGTGTTCCTGTGCCCACATTAAAAATACCACTCACATCTTTGGTCAACATTTGTTCATGCACATCACAAACATCATCCACGCACACAAAATCTCTCAGATATTTTTCACTATTTTCAAAAAGTTTAATTACTCCTGTTTGTTGAGCTTGTTGAATAAATTTTGAAATGGGCGATGCTTGGTTGCCTTTGTGTTCTTCATGTGCTCCATACACATTAAAATATCTAAATCCTTGCACTGATATGTTGTATTCACTGTAAGGAACAGATTTAATCATTCTATCAAACAAAAATTTACTCCAAGCATAAGCACTCAATGGAGACATGGCAGCATCTTCTTTGAAATTTTTTGTTAGACCATACACACTGGCTGAGCTGGCGTATTGAAAATTAATACCCATCATATCACACAGGTACAATAATTTACAACTGAAATCAAAATTTTGAATCATTATTTTTTCCACATCTGTTTCTGTGGTGCTGCTGATAGCACCCAAGTGTATCACTTGATCGTGTTTGGTTACATCTGGCATCACATCAGGAATATAATCATATCCTTCCACTGTGTGTCCTTTGTTCACAAGATGTTTGAATAGATTTTGACCGATAAATCCTTTGTGTCCTGTGATTAATATTCTCATGATTGTAATCTATCTATAATTTTTGTGGTGGAAAATCCTTCCACGGTGGGAAATATAATCACTCGTGCCAACTCATTGCCCACTGTGGTGGACACTGTGTAATCTCCACCTTTGACAATAATGTCTGGTTTAATTTCTTCTATGATTCTTTGTGGAGTATCTTCTGTGAATAGCACTACTTCGTCCACCCAAGGCAACATTTCCAATTGACGTTTTCTTGTGGCATAATCATTCACTGGTCTGCCTTCACCTTTTAATCTACGCACACTGGCATCATCGTTGATGCCTACTATTAACTTTTTACCTTGATTCCTAGCAAACTTTAATAATTCCAAATGTCCTGTGTGTAATATATCAAACACTCCATTGGTCCATACTGTGCCTTTGTTCAAATCTTCTTTGGTGACAGGCACAACACCAAACTTTTCCACATTTCTTGCTGCAGCATAGCATGCTAATTCACAAGCACGTGGCACAGTCATGCCTTGTTTGATACCATATGCTATCACGGCCAACACAGTATCACCTGCTCCGGTGACATCTGCCACTTCTCTCACGGGTTCTTTCACATGTGAGTACGATCCTTCTTTGGAAATGATATGAATACCTTTGGCTCCATCAGTGATTATAAGCCATGTCCAACTGTGTGTTTGAGCAAATTTCACAGCTGAATCCACATCAAAAGTGCCATTCCATGATTCATATTCTTTCATGTTGGGCTTAACTAAAAATGCTCCATCATAATAATCAGCAGATTGTTTGGGATCTACCAACACCCATTGAGTTTTTTCTAAAATGTTTTTTACTGTGTGAGATTTAATAACTCCTTTGGCATAATCACTGATTAATACCATACTTTTTTCTGTGAGAGAAAATAACAGTTGAGATAAACAACTATCTTTGATGTATTGTTTTTCTCTATCCCAACGCAGTATGTGTTGCCCTCTTTGTTCAACCAATCTTATTTTTGTTGTGGTAATAGGAGCATCTTCTGCTATGGATAAAAATACATTGCTGTTTTTTAATAAGTTTACTAAACTGTAACCGTCTGTGTCTTTGCCCACTGCTCCATACAATTGTACATCATAGTGAATGGCAGCCATATTCACTGCTAAATTAGCAGCACCACCTGGAGAAACTTTTTGATTTTGTTCTAATAAAATAGGAATGGGTGCTTCAGGTGACATGCGATCAGCAGTGCCCACGATCCAACGATCCAGCATGATATCACCAAGTATTTTGATCATTATAGAAATTTTAACATCTTAAAAACTGTTTCCAGTTTTATTTGATTATTTTTGTTTTGTAATGTATTTCTCAATCCTTGATGTAAAGGTTTGGGCCATTTGCCAAATATTACCCAAGCGTAGCCATCGTGTTCTTCATTTAATTTGGGAATAAACTCATTTTTTACCACACACAGATAGGTATGATATAAAAAGTTTTCATCATTGCTCACAAACGTTTCTAAAGGTATAGTTTTGGTAATATTTACAGAACCAATTTCTTCACTGATTTCTCTTTTGAGCGATTCCCAAGGTGTTTCGCTTGCAATATTCTTGCCGCCCACCAATCCCCACACGTTGGATTGTTTGCTTTGAGTTCTGTGTAAAAACAAAAATCTTTTGGTGTCTAGATTATAGAACAAGGCTCCGCAGCCAATTATTTTCTTATTGGTCATACTGATAATTATGCTATAGACTTAGGTTCCAGGTTCCTTTGCGATATTCACCTTCAAAGCTCAGTAACCATGCTGTGCCATCCCATTTGTACTGCACACCTGTGTTTAGATTGGTGATGTAGGTAAATTCAACTGCTGAATCCACAGTGTTAGCATTGGCACTGGCATCAAATAATATGTTCCATTGAGTGCCATTCCATTCTATGATGTCATTGGATTGAGCCACAAAATCACTACTGTTGGAATTTTTCCATGCATCGGCTCCGTCCACATTACTGTTTGATCCTATGTCATTTAAGATTAATAATCGTAAACCAGAAATTTTTGTTGCTGTGGGATTGAATGTGAGTGGATCTATGATGTAATCCACAGTGCCTCTGTTGGTTACTCCATTGATAATTGTATTGGTTGGAATAGTATCAGTGTCCCAATTCACTATCAATTGATTTTCATTCAAACTGTTGAGAGCAAACGTTCCTGAAATTGTGGAATCCATATCAGAACGTTCCAAAAGTATTCTACTGATGCCTGCTTGATAAATTCCTGGATATGCATCCAACACTTTTCTCCAATTGGTTACGCCCACAACTCCTTTGTCTACTATTTGAACTATGCTGTTCATTACCACAATATCCCAATCACTGATAGTGGTTGCTGTCACAGAATTAGCATCGGTTCTTACCACTTTGCTGGTATCCTGAGTGCCATCAGCTGTGGTATTGATATTTGATCTAGCAGTGTCAGTGGGATCATCTGAATATGCTTTGAGTTCAGGCATGCTCATGCCCAAATCAATATTACCTGTTTGTTCGTTAAAAATACTGGTGATAATTTTTGTAATTACTCCTAATTTTTTTACTTTGGTTGGTGCACTGATATAGATTGGAGTGGTAAATTGCAGTGTGGCAATGTCTATTTCACTTTCAGTGCCTGTGGGAATTCCTCTGGAACTAAAAGTTATTCCATTAAGATCTAACACAGTTAAACTGGTCCAATCAATGTAATTGTCAGTGGTTTGAATTTCTAAACTGGGATTGAATAACATCAATATTTGTTCTAATATTTGTAATTTTTGATCTGTATTGGTTGACCAAATGTCCACACTCACACCCAAGGTGTAAGGAGT